GTCTTGCCAGACCTAGAGCCAATGTCTGAAAAGAATGACATTCAAAAGAAGAGACGCAGAAAGCACTTCAGAGTCAAGCCCACAATAAGTGAGGATGATAAGATCAAGCTAGCTACAGTTGGTATTGAGTCAAGAAAGTACAGAGAAGATTCAATAGTTCAATCTCTAATAGATGAGAAATCGAAGGGCTTTTCTTCATCAGTCGATGTTAGTGACATTGACCGATTCGTCAAGAATTTTAAAGTGAAGGATCTTGAATGGGACTTTTCTCCACTGTTCTCTGATTTGGAATCTCTACACAGCAGAGCTCTAGAGATCATGAATCAGGGGTCAACTTACAATAAATTCACAGATGATTCGACAGGCTTTGTTGATAGGTTTTCAAGAAGCAATTTAGGAGTTGCCTTAGAACAGTTAGATTATATTGTTCAGGAAGTGAATATTTCAAGACAGCAGTATTGCAATTCTGGTGAGTTCATACTCAAATCACTTCCATTGCTAGGAATACACTTGTTAATAAAGCCCACAAATCCCAATTCACAGATATTCTTTTCGGTTTTGGTGAAGAAGGATGACATGATAGAAAAATTTGATCTTCCTTTCAAGACCATGCATGATTTCGGAGATGTGTACATTAGTGAGTTTGTGAGCCTCAATCCTCACTCCTGCACTCACTACTTGTATATTAGAGAAAAAGCAATGTCATTGTTTTCAATGTGGATGTCTTTACACTCTACATACCTTTCTACAGAGTTTGAAGATGTTCCAGAGGATTGTCACGAGCACTTCAATGCAAGCCTATTGTTCTGGTTAGAAGGCAAAGAGCAGACAAGCAAAGAAGTTCAACAAATTAGATATGCTTACATGGAGGTTTGCATGGACAATTTTATCAATCACAATCCACTGAAGATACTTTCTAAGTGGGAAGAATTTTCTCGAAGTAGGTTATGTGTCTGGATGAGGAAGAGAGTCATAAACTGTCTGGCAAATATGAAGCCAGGGAAGAGGTACACATCTTTAGATGAATTTGACATAACTGAGTTTGACAAGACGCTTGACAAGGACTGTGCAGTGATTTCATGGGTGACTGGGAAAGAAGTTGGGAAATTTGAGATTGCTCTGAATCTATCCTACTTTGGAGTGTTGCACAACAAAGAAGATTCAAAAGAGATGCATGGATATCTGAAGATATTCCAAAAGGTGATAAGTGAGGAGTTAAAAATGCGAGATGCAAAGAAGGAAAATATGGGTAGAACGTCCAACAATCCAACAGACTTAAAGTCTCATGAATTCAATACTGACTTTGTGTGTGCAATAGGAGACACACTGTCACAAAAATTAGAAGAGAAACATCCTGGACACAAGTCTTGGATACTTAACAAGTGCACAGAAAAGCTCCTTGGAAGAGATATTGAGAAATTAGCAACCATGAAGAAGTCAGCGACAGGGGATTTGAGCAGATTTGAACACATAAGGGACTCTAAGGAGAATGAGAGAGTTACATGTCTAGAGGCCAGCATTCATCTGATGGAAAAAGGAATGGATTATAGAGTGATGAAACAGGTTGGTACTCTAGCAAAGCAGGTCAAACGAGACTATGGTGGAATTGTCAGCAATCTTTTCAAGAAGCTGCAGATTGGGGGAGTTAGAGAGATATTTGTCTTAGAGTTTAGATGTAGAATTGTGATACACTTCGTTGAAACCATCTGCAGGACCATATGCGATGAAATGGACAATGAGATGCTGACGAAAGGAGACAAGAAGCTGAACAGAACAGATCAGCATTTTCAGCAGATGATGTCTCACCTAAGGCCTAGTAGGACCTCTGCCACAGTCATAAATTCTGATGATGCAACTACTTGGGCTCAGAGATTTGTGATGCCAGTTTTTGGCTGCTTCCTTTCAAGATTGCTTCCAGAAGAATTCGTTGAGCCAGTGATGTTTGTTCTGAACATGGTTACAAATAAAAAGTTGGAGTTACCTCATCAGCTTCTGGACCTGTATGATCAGCATCCAGAGACTAGAGGTTTTGATGAGGGAATGAACG